ATGCGCGAGAAGAACTATCCAAGTGACATGAGCCGTGAGCGGTTCGAGCAAATCCGCCCGATTCTGGAGCAAGCCCGCAAGCGCACCAAGCCTGTGACAGTGGATATGTATGAGGTGTGGTGCGCAGTGCTGTATCTGCTACGGACAGGTTGCCCGTGGCGTGCGTTGCCCAGTGACTTCCCGAAGTGGCGCACGGTGCATTCCTACTTTGCCAAGTGGAGCGAAGTGGACGATGAAGGAATGAGCCTGCTGGAGCGGACGCTTAAAAAATCAGGTTGGCGCGGCCCGCGAGAAACAGGGGCGCAAGGCCTGCAGCACGTTCTTGATCGTGGACGCGCAGAGCGTGAAGAACAGTGATACAGCCGGTCAGAAAGGCTATGACGCGGGCAAGAAGGTATCGGGGATCAAGCGCCACATCGCGGTGGATACGCAAGGCTTTCCACATGCCGTTGCGGTGACCACGGCGGAAGTCACCGATCGTAACGGTGCGCTGGAGGCATTGAAACGCTGCCGATCGGGTTTAGGTCGGGTGAAAAGCCTGCTGTGCGACAGCGGCTACACCGGAGATCCCTTCGCCGAGGGCGTACAGGACCTTCTGGGCAAGCATGTCACCGTACAGATTGCCAAGCGCAGCGAGCTGCATACCTTCAAGGTCATGCCCAAGCGCTGGATTGTCGAACGCAGCTTTGCCTGGCTGGAGAAGAACCGCAGGCTATGGAAGAACTGCGAGCGAAGGCTCAATACCAGCTTGCAGTTCATCCACCTGGCGTTCCTGGCACTGCTGCTCAGGAGATCGTGAACAGGTTCTTAGGCCGCTATCTGCGCCAGTTCGTGATCACCAGCGAGGCGCAGGCTCTCATTATTCATGTGCCGATCTCCATTCGGCGGGCCATCGTCGCCAGAGTCGCGTGATAGCAGCAGCAAGCATTCCCAGTAGAATCTTGACATAATATAAATTATGCGAAATGCGAAATCGTACTGTTGACGCTGCTTTGCACTGTCACGGCCTATTACTGCCGGTCACTCCACAGGAAGCGGACTGGACAATGACGTTTGACACCTACGAGCGCGTAGACCTGACCGGCCCTTGGGCCGGTTTTGGTTTTCAGGGACATCGATTCTTCACACCAGAAAATTACGACATCGATCCGTGCGGCATGCGGTACTGGGCACTGACCTGTGCCATCGCACGGGAGTGGTCGCTGATGATGTCTGAAGAACGCAATGCGCGCTCGGCGAACCCGCGAACGCCTACTGCTACAAGGTCTCCGGGGTCGCGTTTGTCTCAAAGCGCAGAAGTGATCTACCTGCGGGACGTACTCCGGCGCAGGCGTGAAAAGCGGTCATCAATGGTGGATGGCGCGGGGTCCGCCGATAGAGCGCGGGTGGTCCGGCACACGCGTAGGCCACGAGGTCCACGGCGCGGGTGAAGCGTTGTCCGTAGGGGCGATGCCCCTACACCCCTACAATGCCGGCTCATCTTCATGGGGGCCGTATGAGCTACAGACCGCAGAACAACCACGACGGGCTATGGTGGGAAATCGCCCTGGGCATCTTTGTGGGCCAGCTGATGACCGCAGCATTTGCCGGCGTGGTGGCGCTGTGCCTGGGCTACTTCACCCTGCGCAGCATCAGCGCAGCGCTACCGACAGTCGCGCCACAACCGCTATACACACCCCGCTCCCAGCGCGCAGAGCCGCCAACGCTGCAACTGCGACCACTGGAATCGGACGAGCGATGCATTCAGCACAAACGATTCCGCAGACTGTCGAACGGCTGGCAGGAGTTGCCAAACGATCCATGCTAGAAATTAGACTTTCGTGACGCGTCACGTATACGTCGATAGAGAATAATTTTCGTGACGCATCACGATTTCATTTCATGAGCGCGCATGCGCAGATCAGCAAGCAATGCAAGCGCGGTGTTGGCCTCGCCCTTCGCGAAAGCATAGCGCAGCGAGTCGATAGCAGCCGCAATAGACGCCTGCTTCTCAGGCTGGCCGATATAGGCCATTGCGTCCTGCTTGCGCTTGCACCGATAGTGCCTCGCACGCTCGGCGGCGCTCATGGCCTGGCCGTACTTGGGTGGCCTGCCCTGCTTGCGCGGCAGTTGCATTTCGACGGTGCCAGGGTCTTTTTCGTCACGCATCACGTTACTCCTTTCGATGCGTTTATATTATCGTGATGCGTCACTAAAGTCTAATGACGATTAGTTATGTGATGCGTCACGAAACTACATCTGCAAGGTGGTTGGCGGCGTCGCGGTGTTCGTGGTGTAGGCCTTGTTGTCCGGGAACGTGCCCTGCGTGCGCGGCCCGTACTCAATGACACTGCCTCGCACCCGGTTGCGGTCAGCGCCGCCGCCGTCACTCCCTGCGGTCGCAACGCCAGCAGCGCCGCCGCTTCCATCCGGGGTCATGTTGTAGAGCCGTGCGTCCTTCTCGCGAATGGGCGCGGTCCAGGGCCACGCCGTGGCCACCATGATGTGCTTGCCGGCTGACAAGCGAACGCCATACGTGACGACGCTGACGCTATAGCCCAGGGCGCGCAGCTGCGTGAGGTCCAATTCCTCAATCACGTTATTGCTCTCATCGATCCATTGGATCCACGCCCGGTCGTGATCCCCTACCCGCGCACGCGCTGACAGCCGGATACGGCCCTTGTTGGCAAGCTCAGCGACATAGCGCTGTTCCTGCGTGAGATCGGCGAGCGGATCGGGCGGCGGCGGTTGAATGGGCACGCTTGGCGCGCCATTTGCCAAGGCCGCACCAACGTGCGTGGGCTTGTTCGTCTGGCTGGCCGAGGCCACCGGCTTGTTGGGGTCGGAGCGATCTTTGGTGAAGTAGTGCACGAAGAAGTAGATGCCCACACCACCGACGATGATGAAAATGACAGCACGCACCGCCATCGCTGCCCAGACGTTTTTGCCGCCCTCTTCGTAGACCTCGGTGTTTTCGGCACCAGGCGCATAGCCGTCATACAGCGGAAAAATCGCCGGGTCGTATTTGAGCGTCTGCCCGCCCACCTTCTCGAACTTGCCCGGCGAAGTGGTGTGGAAATACGTCACGCGATAGCGGCCCTTCATGCCGATAGCGGTGAGCTTCTGGAACGTGTTTTTCTTCTCGATACGGGCTTTGACCGCAGAGTGCAGGCGGTTGATCCACTGCGTCATGATGACGGCGTCGCCGCCGTTCTGGCCGAGCAGCGCCCAAAAATTCTCCACTGCCGGAGCGAGCGGCTTGCGCTCGTTGACGTAGAACTCGTGCACCTCATCGATCACGACCAACGCATCTTTGAATTCGTCTGGAATGCACCACTTGCCCGACTCATCCTGCGTGCACGCGAACAGCTTCAACACGTCCTTGGTATCGACCAACACGAGCAGGCTTTGCACATCGCTTTCGGCAATGCCCAGGTGCTTGGCAATGCGATCAAACCGCAAGCCGTTGAGACGTGCGAACACGCGCCGGCCCTTCTTGAGCGCAGGGAGGATGTGATTCCTTACCGCGTCGTAGCTCTTGCCAGCACGCGGGACACCTTCGTTGAAAACTAGCATGTCACCAAATCCCGACGGTCAGCACGCGACGCAACAGATAGAACACCATGGCCGCGCCGATCATCACCAGCGCAGGCCCGATCTTGAACACATCGGCGAACCACAAGATTGTGCTGCCGGCGTTACCGAGCATGCCGCCAATGCTCTGGCCCTTCATGAAGTCGGGCATCGGCAGCAACGTCAACACGTAGAGAATGGCCGCAAGACACTGTTCCAGCAACATCACGAACAGGTCGCCCACGAAATCGACAATCGCCTGCCATACCAGTTTGACGGCACGCCAAAGCCATGCGGTCAAATCATTGAACCAACCTGCTTGCATATTTTTGTCCTCAGGTCACAGCGATGCGCAACGCGGCGTATGCGGCAATGGCGAGGATCACCCAACCAGCTGCACGAAGAAACGCAAGGAAATCGCCGCCACAATGAAAGTTGATCGTCATGGCGTCCCAAAACTTAGACCCCGCCAGTGAAAAAACCGGACACGAACCGCCAGATGGAACTTTCATGAAATTCGTGATACCGGCAACCATAGGTGTAGCCCGCACCTGCGTATTGAATTTGCTCAGCACAGACTCAGCAGTCTTGTCGCTTTTCTTGTAAAGCTCGGACATGGGAGCGCCTTCGCCGCCTTCACCATCACCGGGCGTCTTGCCATCACCATCACCAGGGGTATGACCGTCACCGTCTCCACCGCCATCACTGCCACCGTCTCCACCACCATTGCTGCCGCCGTCTCCACCGCCATGCGAACCACCATCTCCACCACCGTCACTGCCACCACCGTCACTGCCACCACCGTCACTGCCACCACCGTCACTGCCACCATCTCCGCCACCATGGCTGCCGCCATCACCATCACCTCCTTCGCCACCATCATCAATAGGAGGGGCTGCATCATCGGTCGTGCACGTAGCCCCGCTAGGCGTATAGCTATAGCCCTTCGGGTTGCCCGGATCGACCGCATACGTGTAGTAGCACCCATCATTACAAACGTCTGATGGTGTGGGCGCAGTCGGGTTGGTCCAACCGCTTTGCGCAGGTCGCTTCGCACACGTCGATGCCTTGGGAAATTGAGCGCTACCAGTACCGATATCGAGCTCATACCCGATGCCGCATGTATCACCTGGATATGTCATTCGCTGCGTAAAGCCGGGACCACTGGAAACTGCCCGCACCGCCTTCATGCCGCACTTTGCGAGGTCAGCAGGCACAGGAAATGAGGAGACTTTAGCGAACGCTTCGCCCTGATCCGCACAACTCCAATCACCGTTATGCGATGACGTGGGAGCTTCAAGTTGTACGCATGCGGCACTAGCACGCGATGACCAGCACAACGCGACCAGACACAGAACGAAGACGAAAAAGTACCTCACACATCCAACCCCTTGACGCCTGCCCAGCCACAAAGAGCGCCCATGAATCCACAGAACAAGAGAACGATCATCGCCCTACCCCTGAAAGAGAGAGGGCGACACCGAAGCGCCGCCCTGCCCTCACCACCATTAGCCGAAGAAGCTTGCAACCTTCTTGGCACCCCACTTGGTAAAGCCAACCAACGCGATCAGCGCGGCAGCACCAACAACAGCAGTCACGGCATCACCCGCACTCAGACCCGACAAAATCTTATCCATGTTTCTCTCCTAATTAATTGATGACTGAATTACCGGTCATTAAACATGCCTGCGACGCTGCCGGCGAGGCGTCCCAGGACGAACCACACGATCACCACACCGCAGCAGCCGGTGGACCACGCCACGGCGTCCTCCTTGCTGGGCATTGCGAACGCTTCTTGCACCAGCGCGTACACGCTGTATTCGCTACCAGTGACCAACACGTAACCGCTGCACTCGCCAACCGATTGGCCGGTGGGAACCAACGTGCCATCAGCTCGCAGGGCTACGCACACGGCCATGGGTTAGGCGACCCGCGCCGCAGGCTGTACGGCTTTGGAAGTGGCATCCGGGATCAGGCGGATACGACGACCGAATTCGAGACCACCGAATTTGTTGTTCTGCAACGACTTGGGATCGATGATGTAAAAACCTTCACCGTAAGGCGCTTGATCCTCATCGAGCCCGATGGTGAAAGGCAACGGGAAATCTCCATCGCGCAGCACAGCTGCGGTCTGCTCACGGAAATGCGTGGCGGGCTTACCCTCACGCGCAGGAAAGGAACGAACAGCGACAGCGGAACTCATGACTTGGACTTTCATAGTTGGACTACCTTCCAGGCGAATGTCCGGCCGAAAATGAATGTGACTTTCCACGGAGACGGCCAGAACTCTCCGGTAAGCCTGTCGAACCATCCGCCCTTTGCTTTGCGGATATCCGCTTCCCCGCCGAGAGCTTCACGCGCATCTTTCGGGGCTTTCCACCAGCGCAACTCGCGCTTGGATTCGGTATCGAGTCCACCAATCCCGTGGGTGCGGAAGCCTTTGGGAAAAGCTCCAGCTGTAAGGGCAGTGAACTTGCTCGCATATTTCGCGAGATAGCCGACGCAGTTGCGGGCTTTCTCAATTTGCGTTGTGCCATGTGGCCACCAGCCGCGTTGATCAACCTTGCCGAAATACATACCAGTGGGAACCCACAGCATCACGTGATAGTGCGGGCGGAATCGCTGGGTGAGTTCTCCGACCCATACGTAACGAAAGCTTTCACGGTTCCACCGTGCGCGCCCAGATTTAAGGCGATTGAAGTGGCCGCGCATGCGTTTAAATAGTTCGCTAACGTCACGAGGGCTGCTGTCGCTTCCATCACGGTAGGTGAGCGTGAGGAAATACCACGCACCCCGGAAGGAACCTTTTTTCGCTTCCTGGTCATGCAGACGTGCTCCGGTAATCACGGACTTTCGCAGCCGTTGCGCCCGCGCTTGCAGCGGGTCAATTTCGATGGTCACGGTGCCGGTCGTAGAGGCCCGCGTGTCACTTGTTTTGTAATGGACAAGCCCAAGGGCCAGCGCTGCGCGCTGGCCCTCAGCGGTCAATGCGATCGGATGGGCAGCGTCGAACTCACGCACGCTTGTGCCGACCACACGCTTGTTCTTTTGAATCTTCTCTGCGGCAATTTCAGCGCGGCGCGTAGCGGCCTGCATGACGCCCACAGATGCATCGAACGCGGACAACTCACGCGATTGCGTGGGCTGTTCCTGCATGCGAATACGTGCGTTTTTCGAGGTGCATGCAACGCACAAACCACCTGGAAAAAAGTAGGCAGTGGTTTCGCCGCAGAATGAGCAGGTGCCGTCAGCCATCACGAGCGACCCGATAGCGAATATAGACCTCACGCACGAAGGCGAGGACGAGGCAACCAACAGCGATGACGAAAAGGATAACCATCAGATCAGGCACAACGCACCTCGCGACATGCGACCACATCCATTTCGCTTTCAGTGCTACAAATCGTGACGCGTCGCGAAATAGTCGGCGCGACCAGGGCAACGTAGCTTTCGATGATGAAGATCTGTTCGCGGTGTGCGCGCAGCGCAGCTTCGGCCCGACGATCCAGAATCCAGGCGACCAATCGGGCAAGGCCGATGATCGCGGTCAGCGCGGAAGCGCCGAGCAATGCCAGTGTGTTGGTGTCCATGAAGCCCCTATCCCCTGCCCCTTGACGCGGACCCCGGAGGGGAACCGGGGGTGCGCGAGTCAAACGCAATTTGACTGCGGACTTTGTATAGTGGGACTTAACTATCAGTCAAGCAAAATTTGACATGAACACCCAAAATAAATTGATTGACATGGCTGTCAAAGTGTGTAATCCGCCGAATGCAACAGGGCTAGCGAAAAAGCTGGGTGTGACGAAAGCAGCCGTGAGCATGTGGAGACACGGCGGGAAGATCAAAGACGATCACCTGATGGCCCTGATAAACGTGGCTCAGGCCGACCCAGCGCTGGCGGTACTAGTCCGCACCGAGGGCGCAGAAACGGCGGATGCGAAAAGGGCGTGGAGCGTGGTGTGGGACAGACTGTCCCCGGTCACTACGGTGATCGGGGCACTCGCGGTGGTGGCAATCGGCATGCACGCAGGGGCGCATGAGGGGCTGCTAACAGCCCTCTCCCAGGCCGCCATAACGCTACCGTCTATACATTATGCGAAATCGGATTAGGACCGCGTTGAGGTTGCGCGGCCGATCTGCATCGGCGCGTGGTGACCAATCATTTGGAACTGACCGGTGCGTGGGCTGGATGGCGATTAGCTGGCAGAGACCTTAGTTGCGCCCAGCGGAGAAAGGATCCCAGAACAAAGGCTGCGCGGATTGCTCTGGTATGCCAATGCTAGCGATATCCGGGATTCGGTTCACAGGCGCAACACCAAACGCAAGGCAGTTCAGCAGTCAATGATCAAAGTGGTTGTGGTGGATCTAGCCGATTGGCGGGAACGCCACTTCGGTCGCGCTGGCTGAGACGAGCGTCACCGTCGGGGGCTGATGCCCCCTACCCCCCCCAGAGATACAATGCGTCGGGTCACCAGGGGGAAGCATGGAACGCCAAGAGCCAAAATTTGGAAAAAATACAGGAATTGAAGATGTCGAATTTCGCCCTCGATCCTACCTTGGGCCAACGCGGCAACCCGCTGATTCTTCAGATTTTTGGGTAAGAGCGGGAGTCTGTTTTGTTGTGTTGATCATAGCTGCCGTGGGACTAATCGAATGGAATGCCCGTCGCCAAGCTGCAGCGATGACTGCTGAACTGCTGCGACCAATGACGCCACGTGAAGAGGCCCAATTCAAAGCCGGGCAGGAAAAAGCGGAACGCGAGCTCGCAGCTAATACAGCGAAAGAAGTGGCGCAACTTCGTCGGCGCATCTTAGTGGGCGATCCGCAGCAGGTGGAAGTGAGGCCGCTGTCAGATGGTGAGCGATGCATACAGGGGCGAAGATTTAAACGGATAGCTAACGGATGGCAACAAGTGCTTGAGCCATGCCAAAGCTGACGAAGAGGCGGCATCGTGGTGATCCGCCGCTATCCCTCGCAGGCCGGCGGCTGCTTCATCGCCGGCACGCCGGTATGGACCGCTGCGGCTTGGTGCTGATCGAGCAGATGAAGATCGGCGACAGCGTGCTGTCGCAGCCGGAGGGAACCGGCGAGCGGGCATACCGCAAGGTGGTGCGGACGTTCTCCTACGAGGGCAAGTCGGTGATGTCGGTGCGCTACGGCGTCGTCGGCGACGACACCATCTCCTACGACCAGTACGCGACCGGCAACCACCCGTTCTGGGTCAAGGGCACCGGCTGGACCCGCGCCGACCTGCTTGAGGACGGCGCGGAACTGGAACTGCAGGACGGTCGCCAGGCCTTCGTGCTGGAGGTGGCGCAGGTCTACAAGACCAACCGCCCGAACGTGGGCTGGGAGCCGGAGTACTCGCACAGCGTGGTCGGCTTCGAGGCCGACCACAGCAAGGGCTGGGACTGAACAGTGCGATTGTCGCAGGATCAGGGGGAGTTGTTCAGACCATCCCTAGAGCTGCTACGTGCTGATCGGGCAGTCCTGTCACCGGCTCGCGAATCCCCGCGCCGGTCACTCCTATGAAGGAAGAGTCAGCCGTGGAGACGGACAGCCAGTTATCCAATCGATTTTCGCGCAGGATGCGTTGTGTCGTGATGCGCTGCGGGTAGGAGCGCATGAACATGTTGGTGAAGTGGCTGCCGTAGTGGATGCGTCCGTCTTCTGGCTCTGGACGTAGCGGCTCGATAACGGCTTTGAAGTTCGGCTCGTGGAAATATGCAAGCGCATAGCGCTCGCGTGTATTAAGTTTCACTTTGTGAGGTGTGGATAGCAGGTAGCCACCCGTGAGGAACTGCATGATGTCGCCAGGAAAAGCTGTCACCACGCGCGGCGTGGGCTGCACGAAGGTCCAAGGTTCCTCGTTTTCGTACATGCCTGCGGCACTTTCTTCGGAAAGCCAGTTACGGCGACGCACCTCGCCTTCCACAGGGGGACGAATATAAAGGCCACCGACATCGTCCTGTGCAGCGATCACAAGCATGCCGTAATCCGTGTGAGAGCTGATACCCCGGCTTTGGTTACCAAGTGTGGCGCGTGGGAAACGCAGTACCCGCATATGGTGCCAGCCATCACGGGTCAGTTGGTTGAGTCCGTCGATGTCGTCCAGCCTTCCTAGCGAATGCAAGCCCAGCGCGACGAGTCGCAGCAATTTCTCGCCGATGGCGCCGAGTTGGTCAGTGAACAGCGCCATGTCTCGCTGAAACCCTTTGTTTGGCCAAGGCACTGGGCCGTGACAGGGCCATTGCTGCTGCACGCGGGCATCGTCCGCGGGCAGATCCTTGCAGACGGTGTAAATCTCAGAATAGTCTGCTTTTCCTGCAGTGATTTCTTCGCCGGATGCAATGTAGCCTGCGTAGTTCAGATCGCTCAGGTGGCTGGATTTTTCGGAATGCGGCAACGCGAAATAACCCTGACTGGCTTTAAAGGCGTTTTGTGTGATGGCATCTTGAGTGTCATCGAGAGCGATTTGAATGATACCGTCTCTGCGCCAAGCGTCTATTATGTCCAACCCCAAATCAATATTTGATTGGATAACATCGATGGTGGGAGGGATTTGAAATGTGATTATTTTATTCACGTAATTCTCCTCGTGCATGCGTAATTTCGTTAATGTAGGAAGATATTCTTGAGCTGCGTGATTTGCTGCTGGCGTTCTTCGAACTTTTTTATGCTAAATCAACGTTCGGTGCAGGCTGCGTCAATTTTTTCTAGGTGTTCAGTCCCTGCATTACTCATAAGTCAGAAATATAGGCGACACTTGGATGCCTGAAGAACGAGCGCACCAATTCTGGTCGAGCTGCAATGTCGGACAACTGATCATGCACCCGGTCGGCCAGCTTCTCGCCACTGCGCAGCGGGATGCGCGCTACGCCCGTGCGCTTGGTGTAGCTCCACACCAACTCGTCGGGATTCAAGTCCGGCGCGTAACCCGGCAGGAAATGCAGCGTCAGCCTGCCCTTCAGGCTGTCCACGTAATGGCGCACGCCACGGGTCTTGTGGGCAGGCAAACCATCGAGCACCAGATGGATTGGACGGCGACGGCCCTTCATCATTTGCTTGAGCAGGGCCACGAACAATTCACCGTTCAAGCCGCCGCTGTACACGGCGAACCAGAACCCGCCCGACGTCCCCCCTAGTTTGAGTAGCAC